TCCGCTATGTAAAATTTTGACATAGTTATTTCTCCTCTTAAAGTTTTTATTGTGTTCGTTTGCTTCTGTAACTCTTTTTAATAAATAGTTTTTTGCAGTACATTCTGGAATATGTTGTTGCACTTTATATTCAAGATACTGGAGCATCTCATCTGGTGTTAAGGTCCGTCTCTGTGCGTCTGTGAGCTGATTTTTGATATGAAATTCGGTGATCTCTCTATTCTCTGTATTCTCATCAACCGTGTACCAAATCGTGAAAAAAGGTATTCCAGCTTTTAAAGCTAAAAATTTATATGGTCTATAAAGCCAAGGAGATTTGGCTCTAAATTGGTTATCTTTGTTATAAATATGATCTGCCAATAGCAGAGGTTCTGCACAAGCTGGACAAATTGAACATTGATCTATATCAGTATAAGCGACCCCATTATGTTGAGATCGATGATAATAGCTAAAAGGACTAACTAATTGGTCAAAATACTGTTTTCTAGGCATTGAAATGGCTATAAATATACTGTTTTGTACGCATAAAATGTCTATAAATCACCCAGATAGCTTGTCAAGACTAATAGTCTGATTTTTCATTGATTACTAGACGTAGTTGCTATATATATTCCGATATATTATGAGCCTTATAGCTACAGATAAACCAAACTTTGTTACATACCATTGGCATCCATCTCCGCCAAACAGAGGAGAGCCATCAACCTTTCAAAGTTATGATATTTTTATGACAGCAACTCAATCAGAGGTGCATTTAAAATCATTATTTAAAAATAAATTAGAAAGAACTCAAATTATTACAGGAACAACAGAACTTGTTTATAATGAGGCTTTAAAATTCTTACCAGATAACAGAATTGAAGATTTTAAAGAAAGCTGGGTTAATACTAAATTAGATAAAATATTTTTAAGACCAGTAATGCAGCAAGGTAGAGCATCATTAAAAATACCTAATTTATTAGAAAAAGAAAATGCTGCTATGAAAAAAATAAAAAAAATAACTACTCCAAAAAAAAATCTTGGAGAGAAAAAACCTCAAACAAATATTTTTGGTTATAGACAGCCTTCAGAAATGTTAGCTGAAAGAATTAGAATGACAAATACTCCATTAGATAGATTAGCAAAATTTATGGAATTTAAAGATGTATCAATGATCTCAAAACAAATGAGAGGTGAGAGAGATATTACCAGAGAGCAAGCTTTTAGATATGCAGATTTTTTTGGTTGTGCGCCTCAAGATATTTTATTTGCACCGCCAGTTGTTCCGATCTGGGCTCATGTTGATTGGTTAAGAGTTTCAAATGCAGATCTTCCATACAATGCTGGTGAACTTATACCTCAAGCTGGAAAAGCAAATGTTGTATGTCCAGCAGATATTTATAGACCAGATGTTAAAGCAGTTAAGGTAAATTCTCCTGGTTCTTCTTTAGATGGTCATGTTTTATTTTATTATGCTTCAGCTTCTGTAAATCAAGATTGTGTTGGCAGACTTTCTATTGTTGGTGAGGCTTCTGAAGATGATGATTTAATGCAAGAGATCAGAGGTGGAATGGACAAAAGATACTTTGTAGGAATTTATGAAAACTATAGAGGTAAAACTAGAATTATTAATCCAGATGTTTTTGCAAAAGATACAATGACAAAAGAAAGTCAAGGTAGTGAAATTGTTATTAAAGATATTGTTCCAAGTTTTGCAGCACCAATAGTTGCAATAGTAAATCCTGGAATGATTAGAAAAGATAAATTAGCTAGTGAGCTTTTTAAATGGCATGACCAGGTTTATACTCAACAAAGAATGTTGGAAGAGCAAAAAAGAAAATATACTCAAATGTTAGGAATTGAAAAAAGAAAAATAGAAATTGAAAAACAAAAAATGACACAGACACAAAAAGCTTTAGCTAAAGATATGGAGCAACAGTCTAACAACATTGCAAAGCAAATTAAGGAATTAGAAAAAGCTATAATTTTAGAATATGAAAGTAAAAAATCTCCGTTCTTTTTTGGAAGAACTAGACATAAAGGATTGTTGGATGATTTATCCGAAATAGAGACTGATACTAAAATTAAATTAGAGAAAGAAATTAAAGAAAGCTTACATAAAAAATTAGCATGATAATTAGATACGACTACAATAATAATCAATATTACAATGCAAGTGATGCAGCTAAATTTTTACAAATGCCTAGAACTACTTTTTTATATTTCTATGATAAAAAAAATACTTTGAATGAAGAATTTAAACCTAAATATAAAATATTCAGAGGTAAAAAGATTTGGCTAATTACAGAGCTTGAAGTATGGAAGAACAAAACAAGTAATATACAATTTGGATTTAAAAAGGCTTTAAAACTAAAGCTTGTTACGCCTGAAAAGTCTAAAGTGTCGAAAGTGTCAAAGCTAGCCACTAAGTCAAAGATGACAGCTAAGTTAGACTAACAGTCTTATTTGTGTTGTTTATATAGACTGATAATGTATCAGTCTATCCATGATATTAAATTCATTAGAAGCAAATAATACTCCAGATCCTTTAGAGAAGGCTCTACAAAAAACTCTTCCTCTCTTCGCACAGAAATTAAAAATAAATCATTACTCACCAACTCAATTTGTAATTCCAGATGCAGCATGGTTATTCAAATATGTTTTCATGGACCAAAAAATGAGAAGAGAATGGTTGCCATCAAATTCAGCTATGGAGGCTGGCAAAATTGTCGGCAATGTACTTGCAACTATGTATGCTGATACAGTTTATAAATTAAGTCCAACAACTCATAAACTTGCAGCTTACTCAAACGAAAAATTAACTAAAGAAGTTGCTCTCCAAGGTGAGATAGAACATTTACAAAATCATGTTCCAACAGATGAAAAAGATTCAGATAAAAAACAAAGATATTTAGAAGAAATCCCAGAAGTAATTAATAACGCACTATCTGGTTTAAAAGAGTTAGCGGTGGCAAGTCCTGTTACTTGTGAGAGACAAATATCAATTACGCAAGACATTTTGGAGCCTCATTTCTCCTCTCCGTCTCTTAGTGTAGTTGGTAGGATTGACTTTGATTTCGGCAAAACTAATCTGTTCGGTAAAGCTCCTCATGAGATAAATCCGACATCGAAAGATGCCTTTCCAGAAAAGCTTGTTGAATTAAAAACAAAGTGGAGCCGTCTCGGAAAAGTGAAAAAGGATTTGAGCAGAAGTTTTCTTGTTTCCAATGCTCCTGTCACCGCTAGCTTCAATCACCTTGTCCAAGTTGCAACATACGCAGCTCATTTTCAATTCAAAGTTCCAGCATATTTATTGTATGCAACAAAAACTGGTTACACAATTTTTGATAGTACAAATTGTCATCACTTAACTGTTGATGGTATGAAAAGAAATTTACAAATAATGTTTAATACTTTCAAAAGAAGAGAAAAGATTTTAACTTTATTCCAAGATTTAACTAGAGAAGAAATTATTGAAGGTGCAGCATCTTTAATTGATATGAACCTAGACCATCCTTTCGCATGGAATGGCATGCCACCAGAATTATTAAAAGAAGCAAAATTATTATGGAAGTTATCATAATGAATTTAAAAGATTTTTACTTCCAAATTAAATTGGACCGAAAACATAACCAGATGAAGAGAAAAATATTATCACTTTCATTCATCATAATTATAGGAGGTATAACCTTATGGCTGATATAAAAGATAAGTTGGTTTTAGCTGTTAATGAATTTAAAAAATCATTAGATGGACAAACAATTAATATACATGGAAAGCAATATGCGACAGTTTCGTTAAGAGTAGCAGTAGCAAGAAGAGTTCTTGGATCTGCTTTAGATATTGTTACTAAAATAATTCACATCGATAAAGAAAGTGTAGTTACAAAAACAGACATTTATATTGATGAGAAACATGTATCAACTGGTCATGCAGAAGAAAAACGAAGTGCATCAAAAATAAATCAAACTTCAGCCTTAGAAAATAGTGAAACCTCAAGTTGTGGAAGAGCTTTGGCTTATCTGGGGTTTATTTCAGATGGCATAGCCAGCGCAGAAGAAATTAGCTCTGCAATAATGCAGCAAGACAAAAAGATCCAACTAGCTTTAACAGAATTAGAGTCTGTTAGCCATAAAGGATCTTATCAAGAATGGTTATCAAGAAATAAAGTTATGCTTGGAGATTTGAAAGTCAAAAATCCAATCGCATATTCAGGCTTTATGGAAAATTTCCAAATACATAAAAACAACCTAACAACAAAAGGAATAATATAATATGTCAGACGACCTAAACATTGCAGCAACTGCTGCACCAGCTAAAGAAAGACCAGA